CGCCGCCTACCGACCCGGTGACCCGTGCTGCCTCTGCGGCCATCCCATGTGGCCGCCAACGTCGACACTCCACGCCGACCACGACCCAGCTAACCCGAATCGATACCGAGGACTAGCCCACGGCACCCAGCCCTGCCAGGACTGCGGCGTGAGATGCAACGTCGTCGACGGCGCCAAGCGCGCACGAGCTCGACAGGTCAAGCCGAAGATCATCCCCTTCACCACCTCGAGGCGGTGGGGGCACCATCCCCCGCCGCCCTGACAGCGAGGAGACCGGCCAGTCTGCCGCTCCTCCCCCCGACCGCCCCCCCCTCCCCCCCCCGCGAGGTGACCCGATGGCCGCTCGCGAGCCCGCTCTGAGGGTCGTCACGGAGGCGGATGCGCAGCCGGCGACCCCGAAGACCCTGCTCGAGGCCGTGGAATCGGGCGATCTGCTCGAGATCTACCTCGCGCAGCGCCGGCTCATCGCCGAGGAGCTGCTGACGGCCCCGCAGAACACGAAGCCGCAGTACTCCAACGAGCTCAACAAGCTGAACGTGCTCATCCGCGAGGAGCAGTCGCGCCGCTCGGACGAGGACGCCGACGCCTCGGTCGTGGCACCCCTTGAAGCGCAAGCCTGGGACGGCACCGGCTACTGACCGCCGGCCACTCTCGCAGGTGGCTCGGCATGTCGTGGCACCGGTCGACATCGTCGCGAGCGAGTGGCCGTCGGTCCGGCAGACGTGCCACCGCCTCGGGTGGTCGTTCGACGGCTGGCAGGACGGCGCGGGGATGCTCATCCTGGCGCAGAACGCGGCGGGCGAGTACGCCGCGGACACCATCGTCATCAGCATCCCGAGGCAGGTCGGGAAGACGTTCCTGATCGGCGCCATCCTCTTCGCGCTGTGCTTGATGAAGCCGGGCCTGCGGGTGATCTGGACGGCCCAGGTGAAGGACACCGCGCTCGAGACCTTCGAGCAGTTCCTGACGATGTCGCAGCGGCCGCGGGTGAAGCCGCACGTCGAGGGGACGCCGAAGGGCAAGGGCGACGAGGCGATCAAGTTCCGCAACGGGTCGCGGATCGAGTTCGGGGCCCGAGACTCGGGCTTCGGTCGTGGCCGCACCGACGTCGACGTGATCGTCTTCGACGAGGGTCAGCACCTCTCGACCGAGGCGCTCGAGAACATGGGCGCGGCGCAGAACGTGGCGCAGAACCCGCTGACTTTCGTCATGGGCACGCCGCCCCGGCCCCGGGATAAGGGCGAGTTCTTCCGCCTCCTGCGGCAGGAGGCACTCGACGGCGACTCTGACGGGACGCTCTACATCGAGACGAGCGCCGACCGTGGCGCCGACCCGATGGACCGGGACCAGTGGCGCAAGGCGAACCCGTCGTTCCCGGTGCGCACGTCCGAGCGGGCGATGCTGCGGCTCCGCAAGAAGCTGAAGAACGCCGACTCGTGGGCCCGTGAGGCGCTGGGCATCTGGGACGAGGAGAAGGGGAAGACCCCCTTCCCCGCCTGGCCGGCCCGGGTGACGGACATCGCGCCGGCCGATGACGTGGCACCGAACGCGCTCGGGGTGGACATGAGCCACGACCGGGTGATAGCGATCGCCGGGTGCTGGGTCGACCCCGAGGTCCCCGACGACTCGCACCTCGAGCTCCTGAGCGTGGACGTGACCGGCGACACGGCGGCCGCGGTCGACTGGATCGTCGCCCGTGCCGGCCGCCGGATGCCGGTCGTCATCGACAGCGCCTCGCCGGCCGCGTCGATGATCCCGACGCTGAAGGCGCGCAAGGTCAAGGTCGTCACGACGGGCCCGGCCGACATGGGCAAGGCTTGCGGCGGGCTGCACGACGCGATCCGCGACGGCCACGTCTGGCATGTCGAGGCGACCGAGGAGAACGGGCAGCGTGCCCTCGACGACGCGATGGCCGGCTGCGCGAAACGCAACATCGGCACGGCGGGCGCGTGGGGCCTCGACCGTTCCGACCCCGATCAGAACATCGCCCCGGCCGTCTCGGCGTGCCTCGCTCACTTCGGAGGAGCAATGACCAAGCGCCGGCGCACGACGAAGACCCGAGGGGTGGTGCTCGCATGATCCGGGGCATCATCTCCGAGTCTGCCTTCCTGGGCCTCGAAGCGTCCGAGCGGAGGATCGCCCTCGAGCTGATCCGCCGCCTGAACGCGAAGTGGCCGCGCAACGAGCTCCGGCGGCGCTACTTCGAGGGGCACAACGCCCTGAAGGATCTCGGCATCGCCATCCCGCCGCCGCTGAAGAGCGTCGAGGTCGTCGCGGGCTGGCCGGCGAAGGCCGTCGACTCGATGGTCGACCGCAATCAGCTCTTCGGCTTCGCGTCGACGACCAACAGCGTGGCGGTGAACGCCTTCCTCGCCGATGTCTGGGAGGCCAACCGCCTCGCCGTCGAGGCCCCTGCGGCGCACACGTCGGCCCTGACGCACTCCTGCGCATTCCTCTTCGTCAGCCGCGGCGTCGTCTCCGAGGGCGAGCCCGAGGTGCTCGTCTCGCCGAAGTCGGCCGAGGACGCTACGGCGATCTGGGACGCCCGCAAGCGGCGCGTGAGTGCGGCCCTGTCGGTCGACGACCGCGACGACACCGGCGGCGCGACGCTGATGCACCTCTACCTCGAGGCGATGGAGGGCCGGCCCGGGCGCGTGCTGCGGATGACGCGCAACGCCTGGGGGGCGCTCGAGGCGGTCGAGGTGTCGACGTTCTCCGGCCCGGTGCCGGTCGAGCCGCTGCCCTACCAGCCGTCGCTGACGCGCCCCTTCGGTCGCTCGCGAATCACCCGAGCGGTCATGTACTACACAGACGCCGCGATGCGCACGATGCTCCGCACGGAGGTCGGCGCCGAGTTCTTCAACGCCCCGCAGCGATACGCCCTGGGCGCCGACGAGGACGCCTTCACCGACGCCGCGGGCAACCCCGTGCCGGCGTGGACGGTCATGCTCGGGCGACTGCTCGCCCTGTCCCGCGACGAGGACGGCGAGCTTCCGCAGGTCGGGCAGTTCACGCAGCAGTCGATGCAGCCGAACGTCGACCAGCTCCGGTCGATCGCGCAGATGATGGCGAGCGAGAGCTCGCTCGACGTCGGGTCGCTGGGGATCGTGCAGGACAACCCGAGCAGCGCCGAGGCGATCCGGGCCCGGCACGAGGAGCTCGGCGTGAAGATCGAGAACTGGCGCTCGATGGTGCTCACGCCGACGTGGAAGCGCACGCTCGCCCACGGCGCGAGGATGGTCGACGGCTCGGCGGCGCTGATGGGGGAGATCGCTTCGGTCGCCCCCCAGTGGGGCTCATGGTCGGCCCCGTCGGAGGTGTCGCAGGCCCAGGCGTCGCAGGCCCGCGTCCAGGCCGTGCCACGCCTCGCCGAGACCGACGTCGAGCTCGAGCGGATGGGCTACACGCCCGATCAGATCCAGCGCATCCGCACCGACTGGGACCGCGCCGCCGCTGGCCCGCCGGCATGTCGCCCGACGAGCTGGCCGTGATGATCCAGAAGGTCTACCTCGGCGTCGGCGCCGTCATCAGCGACGAGGAGGCTCGCGCCCTCCTGATCGCGGCAGGCGCAGACCTCAAGCCGGGCCCGCTGCCGGCCCTGCCGCCTGCCTCCTGAGACTTCCTCGCCGCACGGCGAGGCATGTAAGCGCCCGCACGGGCACCCACGATCCCGCACGGGAGGAACCATGAGCACGCCCATCGTCGACCCGGCACCCGCCGCACCCGCTCCTACCCCGACGCCCCCGGCTGCACAGCCGGACACGCCCCCAGCCGCGCCGCCTGCACAGGACGGCACCGACTGGAAGGCTGAGGCGCGCAAGTGGGAGGAGCGAGCGAAGGCGAACAAGGCCGAGCTCGACGCCCACCAGCAGCAGATCGCCGACTCGCAGAAGACCGCCGAGCAGAAGGCCGCCGACGCGGCCGCCGACGCGGCCGCCGCGAAGCTAGAGGCCCTGCGCTGGCAGGTCGCCGCGACGAAGGGCCTCGACCCCATCCTGGCCACCCGGCTCACCGGGTCGAGCAAGGAGGAGCTCGAGGCGGACGCCGACGCGCTCATGGCACTCATCCCCCCGAAGGCCCCCGAGGCGCCCCCCGCGCCCCCGGCCGGGCCGACCGTCCCCGGACAGCAGCCGGGCGGCACCAACCCGCCCGCTGTCGTCACGCAGGCCGACCTCGACGCGCTCGCCGCCGAAGGCAAGTACGACGAGATCAACCGGCTCCGGCGTGAGGGACGGCTCACCCACCTCGGCGTCGCGCCCCCGAAGGGCTGACGCGCTCCTCCCCGTCTGAAAGGACACCCCCGTCATGGCCGTCACCAACTACCAGCCGTCGATCTGGCACGGTTCCCTCCTCGAGAACCTCCACCAGTCGACCTTCGTCATCCCGACGCTGAACCACGACTACGAGGGCGACATCGCCAACGGCGGCGAGACCGTCAAGATCACCGGCTTCACGACCCCGACGATCGGCAGCTACGCCGGCTCGATCACGCGGCAGGTGCTGACCGACAGCAACCTCGACCTCGCCATCGACCAGAAGAAGTACTACGCCTACCTCGTCGACGACGTCGACAAGGTGCAGAGCGCGGGCTCCTTCGACGCCGTGCAGCGCGACGCGGCCGCGGCTCTCGCCGACACTGCCGAGAACTACGTGCTGACCGACATGCTGACCAACGGCACGTCCGCCGGCACGACCGCCGTGACCACCTTCGCCCTTGCCGACGCCGCGGTGAAGGCGATCCGCACCGCCCTCGTCAAGGCGAAGGTGCCCGCGACCGGCCGCTACCTCGCGGTCAATCCCGAGGCTGCCGGCTTCCTCATGGACAACGGCGGCAGCCTCTTCAAGGCGAACGAGGCCGGCAGCGACGCGACCCTCCGTCAGGGCGTGATCGGCCAGTACCGCGGCTTCACCGTCATCGAGACCCCGTCCTCGGCGCTGGCGAACAGCGCGAAGCCCTGCTTCGTCGGCTACTGGGGCCGCGCCTACGGCTTCGCCGAGCAGCTCGTGAAGAGCCGTGCGCAGACTGTCACCGACGCATTCGGGGACCAGGTCGACGGCCTGCACGTCTATGGCGGCAAGGTCATCCGGGCGACCGCCGTCCAGACCTACGTCTCGGCCTGAGTCGTAGCGCACCCACCGAGCGGACCCGGCGCGACTCACCTCGCGCCGGGTCGGCCCGGGTCAGCCACCCAGCACGGAAGGAAGAGCACATGCCCTTCATCAAGGCGAAGAACGGCAACGTCGTCGAGTTCGACGACCCCGACCTCGGCAAGCGCGCCCTCAAGGACGAGCACGAGGTCTTCGAGACCGACCCCCGCGTCAAGGGCTCGAAGCCGAAGAAGTGGAGCCCCGAGGGCTCCGACGCCGACGCCGCCGCCGGCGACGAGTGACTGAGAGGGGGCGGGCATGGCACTCACGACGAGCATCACGCCGGCGGACGTCGCCGTCGCTCTCGGCCGGCCCGCCCCCGACTTAGGCTCTGTCACCGGGCAGCAGTGGGCGATGTGGATCGCCGACGCGCTGCGCATCATCCAGCGCCGGGTGACACAGCTCGAGGTCGACGAGGCGAGCATCGACGCCGCTGATCTCGACTACGTCATCCGCGAGGCGGTCGTCGCCCAGGTGCGCAAGCCTGACGACTCGACGACGGTCTCGGTCAGCACCGACGACACGCAGGTGTCGAAGACCTACCGCTCGGGCCCCGGTCGGGTGACCATCCTCGGCGAGTGGTGGGAGCTCCTCGGGCTCGCCACGACGAAGGGCAAGGCGTTCAACGTCGACCTTATGCCGCCGGGCGCCGGGATCGGCGGCGACCGCCTCACCTACTGGTGGGTCTGATGCTCGGCCCGGACGTCGCCGCCGCGCTCCCCGAGATGCGCGCCGAGGCCGAGTCGCTCATGGTGAACCGCTGCACGATCGAGCGCCTCACGACGGTCTGGGACGAGGTCGAGCAGAAGACCACGACGACCTGGGCGGTCGTGCACTCAGACATCCCGTGCGCCCTCACCGTCCCCTCAGCGTCGTCCCGAGCCATCCTTGCCGGCGAGGCGGTCACGCCCGAGACGCCGATCGTGAAGGTCCC